AAAGACTTGCGTCTCTTAGCGTCCTTGCTACCCTTTTTAACTTTACCTGTTACGGCTGTCTTTAACTTAGAACCAGGATTGGCGCGACGATACGCTGCCACGCCAGCCTTGGTCATGCCTGCCCCTGCTTTCGTTGGACGAAAGTTTTTCTTATTACGGGGCGGCATTTTACTTTTTTTACGAGCCATGAGACTACCCAAAGAAAGCAGTTATCGCATCTACGTTTGTCAATGTAACATGGCATCCGTCGTCAAATATTATTCCGTGGTCGGGAATAGTAATCTGAGTGTCGTCACCTGCTACAAATGTCATGGTTAAAAGTGTTGTGCCACCAGAGCCACCAGTTTTAAAAACTGCCGCAGGAGACCCACTACCAGCAGAACGAACCACAAAAGCTTTTAAACGGGTTCGACCACCAATCAATGAGCCTGTAGCTGTAGCAGTTTTTGCTGTAATAGAAGCAGCCATATCAGCCTCCTATTACGCAGTTGGTGAATCAGAAGAAATACCAAAGAACTTCAGAGCAACAACGCCACCAGCACCTGCTGTGCCAGAAATCACAACTTCGACTTCATCGGCTGTTTCTGTAGCGGCTGTAGTTGCGCCACCAGACATTCCTAAAACACCGTTACAAGGGAAGAAACCCTTGAAGCCTGTTGAGTTAATTGCAGCAGTTATGCCATCTACAAAGCCATCTGTGTCAGCATCTGTGCCAATATCAACTAAATTCACAGCGTTTGCAGCGGCACCCGTGACAGTGACAGCAACGCCCATAGGAATGAAGTTTGAAGGAATACCTATTGATGACTCTTTGTGCGCTGTCCCCGTTGCACTAATCGTAATAGAAGTGCTGTAGGTGGACAAAGTCATTTCGTTGGTAAGACCACCAGTTGTGGAGTCCTTGATGATTGTCTTGAATCCGTTTTCTGAACGGACGGGACCGTTAAAAGTAGTATTAGCCAATTTTATCTCCTGTCTCGGCTAGTGTCAGCCACACCATGCGGCTGTCAGGGATACCTAATTATACAATAAAAAAGGGCGAGTGAACACCCGCCCTTTAAAAAAGATGTTTCTAACCTTACGCGCCCGGTGAACCGAAGATACAACGTGGGTCAGAGAAGCCAAAGCTATAACGCTCACGGGCCTTAAAGCGCATGTTACCAGTATCGAAATCTGGGTCCATTGCTGTCGCTAGTGTGGTACGCTCAAAGTGCTTGAGACCGTTCGGAGCGTCTGTCTTGATGAAGAACGCATCAGTGTCAGTTAAGTAGTCATTGACCACATAACCTTCAGGCAGCATGCCCATTGACTTGAGTGCGTTTACATCGTTGTCGGCTGTACCAACACGAAGGTTGGAGACCATCAGACGTTCTGCGACGAACTGAAGCTGACGTGGAATGATTAGCTTCATACCGCGAAGAGCGATGATCAGGCCACGCTCATCAACGAAACCAGCGATGTTGATTAGAGAGTCTTCCAAAGAAGTTTCGTTCAAATCAGCAGCAGTTGACGGTTCGTTGGCAAATGTGCCACCTGATGTCAGCGGGTGAGATGCGTCACACAGAGCAACACCGTCACCACCAGCAGATGCGCCAGCAGTAAATGCGTTGTTCAGGATAGCCGCAGCTTTAACCTGCTTAGTGTGTGCCATAGAACGTGCAAGTGCACGAGTATAGCGTGAAGCCAGACGATCATACAGATTGTCTTCCACAGCTTCTTCAGTGATTGAGAAGGCCATTGCCACTGTCTCGTGGTTGTAACGAGCAGTGTATGCTTCGTTCGCATCATCAAATGATACGCCCGAACCTTCCGCTTTAGTCGGAGCCGCGCCGAAGCCTGACAGCATTACCTCTTCTTCAAACGCCCGGTCTGATGACTCGGTGTCAAAGATTTCTGCATGCTGACCTTCGTAGCGACCATATTCCATGCCGAACAGAGCGTTAAGACCAGGCTCTAGTTCTTTGGCGAGTTGTGCTCTAGAAATAGCCATTACCTACACTCCCTTACGAAATTGCCGCTTCAGAGTCAGCCTGAAGCAGTGCGTGATTATTAAGCATCACAATCATAGGAATGCCAGCAGCAGCGAAGTCTTCATTCTCAACGTCATCTTGAATGCCTACAATCTTCAAAGGAAGAGAAGCATTTGATGAGTCAAGAGTTGCGACATCCATCTTTGCACTGGAAATGCCTGTGGTTGTGCTACCACTTGCACCACTATCTAACTGCGTATTTTCAAAAATAGCAGCTATGGCAGTGGCCCTGTCGGTAAATGTAGCATCCGTCGCAATAATGTAACGCTGCATCGGGTTATCGTACACAAATCCAACAATGTCGAAGTTTGTGTCCGCACCTGACCCAGGCCATGTATTTGAGAATACTTTTTTACCTGTGGTTGAGGATACATACTCACAGCCAGCAAAAACGCCAAGAGGAGCTTCGGTGTCACCAGTAGCAGAACTAATGACGATTTCACCGCCATTGTCGCACTTAACTATTGAACCCTGAAAGATCGCGCTTGCGCCGCTGTCAATAAAGTATGCATTAGTACCGGAGGTAGCAGGAGTGCTACCAGCAGTATTAATCGGCTTTAGGCCGAAGGCAACATTAACATTTGCCATTGCTTACTCCTTGTCAAATTACGAAGGCTAGGTTTTATCCTTGCCCCCAAATGATACACGACTTTGCCTTTCGTTATGAATAGGCATTGAGGGATGTTGTTCCCTCATAAGGTTTTGATCCACGGCATCCATTTGTGTGCGGGTCTGCTCCCGAAAATATTCAGTTCGTTCTTCTACCGTTTCTTCTGGGATTCGTGCCAACATTAAGCCACCAACCCCAATAACACCTGCGTGTGTTCCATCCTCAATTGTTGGGTATCGACCCTTTAATTCAGGATATTCATCAGCACGAACAGGTTCCCATCCTTCCCGCAACCTAGAAGATACATTCATCGTGTCGTC